CCATAGATCGCCACACTTTTTTTTTATATATATACTCCGGATTTTCAAACAGACACACAGACAGCTTCTAAAGTAACCCACACCTAAATATAAACCCCTTTATACTTTAATTTTTTTTTTATTTACTATATCTAGTAGTATATGTGGGATTACATACAAGATGATTTAACTTCAATAGTATTTGTCAGCAAAAAAGACCAGAGTGTTACCATTAAGATATATGGCTTTGATGATAATGATACTGCGGAGACGTTTGCACACTATACAATGACCTTATTAAACTTTGATTATGACACCACAGGTTATAGTATGCCTAGCAAGATGATACACTAGATATGGATATTAAGATTCCTTACACACCTAGAAAACACCAAGCCTTTTTGCACAACAAAATTTCTAAATACAGATGGTCTGTACTGGTTTGTCATAGGCGGTTCGGCAAAACAGTATGTATGATTAATCATTTAATTAGGTCAGCACTACTGTCTAAACAAAAGAATCCTAGATACGCATATATCTCACCAACCTTTAAACAAAGTAAATCTATTGCTTGGGATTACATGAAACAGTTTACTGCCAAGATACCTTTTACTAAGTTTAACGAAACAGAGTTAAGGGTAGATTTACCCAATGGTGCAAGAATAACTTTGCTTGGATCAGAGAACTCTGATGGGTTGAGGGGTATCTACCTAGATGGATGTGTAATAGATGAGTATGCCAATGTCCATAGCAAGTTGTTTCCTGAAATAATTAGACCAGCACTATCAGATAGAAAAGGTTACTGCGTGTTTATAGGTACACCACAAGGAATGAATAATAATTTTTACGAGCTGTACCAGCACTCACAAGGTGCGGATGATTGGTTTAACTATAAAGCTAAAGCAAGTGAAACTAAAATTGTAGACCCAGAAGAGTTAGTCAAGGCAAAAGAAGTAATGGGAGAAAAGAAGTATCAACAAGAGTTTGAATGTGATTGGATAGCTAACATAGAAGGTGCAATCTATAACGATGCTATTGTTAAGATGGAAGATAATAAACAATTAACAAGAGTACCTTACGATCCTAGTCTACCGGTCTCTACAGCTTGGGATTTAGGAGTGGCGGATCATAGTAGTATTATCTTTTATCAGGAACTAGGTAGAGCTATTAATATTATAGACTACCATGAAGAACGTGGACAAGGATTACCGCACTACATACAGATATTAAAACAAAAAGATTATGTCTACAAAGAACATTTTGCTCCTCATGATATAGAAGTTACAGAGTTTGGTAATGGTAAGACAAGGAGAGAGGTCGCCTATCAATTAGGAATAAGATTTAAAGTTGTTCCAAAACTACCATTAGAAGATGGAATACACGCAACGTCTATGATTTTACCTAGATGCTGGATTGATACAGACCATTGCAAAAAGTTAATAGATGCGTTAAGACATTATCATCGGAAGTATATAGACAAAAATCGTATGTTCCGAAGTAAACCTGTTCACGATTGGTCATCTCATGCGTGTGATGCGATGAGATACTTGAGTGTTGGTTTGCGAGAAATAAAAACTGGACAATCAGCTCCACAAGATGTAGCAGATAACAGTTACCAAATTATATAGGAATTAAATATGGGTTCAATACTTAAACCAAAAATGCCACCTTTACCACCGGTTCAACCACCACCACCAATGCCAGAACCCACAGTATCTGCCGAAGAAAAAGAAAGACTAGCACAAGAGAGAGCAGCAGTAGAAAGAAAAAGACGTGGTAGAAAATCTACAATATTAACAGGATCATTAACGCCTGAAGCTCAAGAAGAAATAGAAAGAAAAACTTTGTTAGGAAATAATTAATGAAACCTACTAAAGCTGAAATTAGAAAAGCAAAAAATTTATTAAACAAGTACGCACCTAAAGGTGAAGAACTAGCATACATTAATTCTAAAGAAGCAAATCTTTTAAAAAGAATGGGTGGTGCAGGTCAAGATGTTAATGGAACTGGTATTAAAAGTTATCGAAGAACAGACGCAAACACTATGTCAGGTTCAGGAAGAGGTGTTGGTAGCAGCAGTAGTAGTAGTAGTAGCGGAGATAATGATGATAATTTTAATGCGTCAGCTGCTAGATTTACCCCACAAAGATCACCTAATATAATTTCAAGAGCATTTACAGGAATAGGTAACTATATTAAAAGTGGCGGATTAACAGGTATGTTTTTAACAGCAGTTGGTAAGGCAATAAATAAATCAAGAATAAATAATCAATTAGTAGGCACTTCAGATTATCAAGGCGGTGGAAAATCAACATTAGCTACTACTTATCAATCAGACGATAATAATAGACAACCATCTGCAACTAACGTAGGCGGCAAAATTGTAAAGTTATCACCATCATCAGCAGAAATTTCACAAAGTAATGCAACAGATGTAACTTATGATTCAAGAAAAACAAAAGCTAAAGGAAGAAAAATGACAATTTTAACAAGTTCAAAAGGAGTTGGTAATTACAATCAATTAATTTTAGGTAAAAAATCTTTATTAGGAAGAGCATAATGGCAAAAACAGAACTAACATCAAAATTAATTTCAAGATTTGACAGATTATCTGGCAAAAGACAAAACTGGGAAACACATTGGCAAGAAGTTGCTGATTATATGTTACCAAGAAAAGCAGACATTACTAAAAAAAGAGCAAGAGGTGATAAAAGAATGGAAAGAATTTTTGATTCTTCTCCGTTACAAGCATTAGAATTATTAGCATCATCTCTACATGGTATGCTTACAAATCCATCTACACCTTGGTTTACTTTAAGATTTAAACAAATGGAAGATATGAATGATGATGAAGCTAAACTTTGGTTAGAAGATGCAACAGAAGTTATGTACAAAGCATTTAATAGATCAAACTTCCAACAAGAAATTTTTGAATTGTATCATGACTTAATTACATTTGGTACAGCAGCAATGTTTATAGAAGAAGATAATGATGATTTATTAAAATTTTCTACAAGACATATAGATGAAGTTTATATAGCTGAAAATGATAAAGGAAAAATAGATACTATCTTTAGAAGATTTCACATGACAGCTAGAGCATTGGTACAAAAATTTGGCGACAATGTTTCTCAAGATGTTAAATTAATGGCAACTAAAAATCCTTACGAAGAAATAGATATTATTCATGCGGTCTATCCAAGAAATGATTTTAATCCTAAGAAACAAGATAAAAAGAATATGCCTTTTGAATCTATTTATTTTGAATACAAAGGCGGAAATGAATTATCAGTATCTGGATTTAAAGAATTTCCTTTTGTAGTTCCTAGATATTTAAAAGCATCACATGAAGTATATGGTAGATCACCTGCAATGACAGCATTACCAGATGTTAAAATGTTAAATGAAATGTCTAAAGTAACAATTAAAGCTGCACAAAAACAAGTAGACCCACCACTATTAGTTCCTGACGATGGTTTCTTATTACCTGTTAGAACAGTTCCGGGTGGATTAAATTTTTATAGATCAGGTACAAGAGATAGAATTGAACCTTTAAACATTGGTGCAAATAATCCATTAGGATTAAACATGGAAGAGCAAAGAAGAGATGCAATTAGAAGTGTGTTTTATGTGAACCAATTAATGATGCAAGATGGTCCACAAATGACAGCGACAGAAGTTATCCAAAGAAACGAAGAGAAGATGAGATTACTTGGACCAGTATTAGGAAGATTACAATCAGAATTATTACAACCCCTTATTGATAGAGTATTTAATATTCTATTAAGAAACAACCAGTTTGCTCCACCACCTGAATCTTTATCGGGTGTTAATATAGATATTGAATATGTTTCTCCTTTAGCAAAGGCACAGAAATCCACAGAACTTCAATCCATTATAAGAGCTGTTGAAATACTTGGAAGTTTAGCTAATGTAGCTCCTGTATTTGACTACGTAAATTTTGATAATTTAGTTAAGCACGTTGCCGACATTGTTGGTATGCCACAAAAATTATTAAAGTCTCAAGGTGAAGTACAAGAAATGAGAAACGAACAAGCACAACAACAACAGGAGCAAATGCAGATGCAACAAGCTCAACAAGTTGCTAAGATGGCAGGAGACGCAGCACCAATGGCTAAAGCTCTACCAGAAGAAGCGAGAGCTATTGTAAATGCTGAAGAATAAAAATGGGTCAAGCAAAGAATAAGGAAAAGAACTTTGAGAAATATGTTGAAGGTTTAAAAAAAAACTATCAATACATATTTGGAACAGACGAAGGACAACAAGTTATGTCTGATTTAGAAAAGAGATGTCATCATCATACTACCACTAATATAAAAGGTGATAGTCATGAGAGTGCATATATGGAAGGACAACGTAGCATCCTTCTATTTATAAAAGCAATGCTACTTAACAATAATGAAAAAGGAAAATAAAAATGTCATCAGAACAGATAACGGAGCAAACAGCTTCGCCTGTAGAACAGACACAAACTACAGAACCAAAAGCAACAATAGCTAGTGTTGCAAAAACAGATACACCTGTATCATCAACAACAGAACAAACAGTAACGAATAAATCTTGGAAAGAAGCAATTTCTAAAGAGTTTAGAAACGATCCAAACATAGAAAAGTTTACAGAGATAGATGCACTTGCAAAGTCATATATCAATGCAACTCACATGATTGGTAAAGATAAAGTTGCTGTACCAAATCAAAACTCAACTGAAGAACAATGGAATGAAGTATTTGATAAATTAGGTAGACCAGCGTCTGCTGATAAATATATTTTAGATTTTAAATCTGATGTTGTTCCATTAAACGAAGGAGATATAAAACAATTTGCTGATAACGCACATAAGTTAGGTTTAAGCAATAAACAAGCTCAAGGTGTTTTAGAGTTTTATAAAAATAATATGGAAGGTCAAGCTCAACAAAGTAAAGTTAATACAGAAACTTCTCAAGTTCAAGCCGAACAAGAATTAAGAAAAGAATGGGGAAGAGAATTTGAAGCGAATGTTAAAAGAGCTGGAGCATTAGCTAAAGCTAATTTAAATACAGAGATACTTGATCTGGAACTTAAAAATGGCATGAGAGTGGGAGATCATCCGGAACTTATAAAAGGCTTTGCTAAGATAGCATCTATGATGTCTGAAGATAAAATAGTATCACCAGAAAGTGATAGCACAAACAAAAGTGCAGATATTGAATCTCAAATTTCTAGTATTACTAACAATCGTCAAGGACCTTACTGGAACAAAAACCATCCAGATCACGATAAGTCAGTACAACAAGTTTATACATTAAGAGAAATGTTAAATAGTTAAATAATTTTAACCCCTTGTATTTTTTTGTAAATTAATGTAAGGGGTTATTAGTAGGACAATTCGCAAGAACCCTATTGACCAGAAGGAATAGACTTCTAGTCTAAAAG